CACCCATCTTAGCTTTTGCTCTAGCTTTAGCAGCAGCCCACTTCTTAGGATCACGTTTGGTAGCTGTTGCCATTTCTACTGCCTTTCATCTTCTTCTATACACTCTTTACATCTACAGTTTTGACAGACCACTATAGCTTTTTGATTAGGGTCAACGAACTTTCTTAAAGTTCTACCACAATGACATTCATGACCACAGTTGCCACAGTTACCCATAAACTACCTTCTGGTCTTTCCACCACCTTTACGTCTAACAACACCACCTTTAGATCTGTACTTAGTCTTTTTAGCCATGCCACCACCCATACGTTTAACGACACCACCTTTAGACATATACTTAGTTTTTTTTCTTCCGGGCATTTTTATCTTCCTCCATATAAAGATTATTAAAAGTAATATTAGGGTCCATATAACTATTGTCAATTTCTGCTGAATGAATGTATTGGCTTGGAGTAAAATCTGGTATTCCTTCACCTGTTACCCATAAAGCAGGGTTTGTAACTCTTACTCGATTATTTGGCAATGCTACTATATTTCCTGTATATTGATCAGCATCTATAAGTTCTAAAACATGTGACTGTTTATGTTGTGCTGGATCGTCAGCTATTGCATTGTCTGTATAATCTACTGTAAACATATATCTTCCTGTATAAAATTCTCCATCTATTTTACAAAGCCAAGGGCTTGATGATACTCTATCCATAACTATTACTGAATGATTTCTAGAAGAACAATCCCAAGGTTGAGCTAAATGTGTTTGCATTAATGTAGGCCACTCTTCTAATTCAGTGTCAGCTATCAAAGCTGTTATCGGCATTCTAGCCCACATTGCTCCACCATGTATATTTTCTTCTTCATCACAACCTGTAAATACAATATTAAAACTTAAACATCTGTCTGGTATTGTATTAACGGCTATAGCTAGTGCATGTAAATATTCTCCTTGATAGTTTTGGTGATTATTTGTAAATTCTTTTCTTACCCAACATTTAAAGTGTGGCATGTTTGAACTAAGATATGGCAAAATTAATTAACACCTCCATCTTTTTCTAGCTTGTCTTAGTCTGCTATTTGGATTCTTAGCAGCCTTTGGAAACTTCTTCATTTGACCTGCTGATCTAGCACAATATGATTTACGTCTAGATGCTCTCTTACCTGTAGGTTTCTTTTCAGTTACAGCAGTCTTTAATTTAGATCCGGGGTTCTGCCTACGATATTTAGCTACCCCTTTCTTTGTCATGCCAGCACCAGACTTGGTAGGACGTTTCATTCCCCTACCAATGGTAATGCCTTTCATATTACTAGGCTTTCTCTTTTTCTTTTTTACTGCCATAAGTGTATCTATATTTTTCTTTTAAGTATTCCGAAGTATCTTTCCAATAACCATTAAATGTTTTATAATTATTTCTTTGAGGTTGTATCTGTGTTGTATCTACTAAACTACAGTTATCTTTTTTATCGTCTACAGATTTATTATATCTTTTTATAAACTCTTCTTTCGATACAATCTCTTTTACTTTATCACTATATATATCTATTATTTCCATTAATACATTTTCTTAGAATATTTAGCTTTACCAAATCCTCTCATAGCTTGACCAACACCATGAACAGGTCCACCTATATTCTTTTTAACCATACCAATAGTTTTTTTACCACTCCCACTTTTAAAAGATTTAATTGACATTCCCATACCTTTAGCTTCTTCTTCTGTAGGTAAAGCTCCTCTACCAGTTAATCCCATTTCGTCAGCTACCATTGATCGAGGAGAAGAAAACTTACCTGTAGTTACAATACTACGTTTACCATCTTCATCAACTTTCATTTTAGCTTGACCAGACATAATTAAATGTCGAATACGTTTTTTAGAATAATTTCTAATCTTTGGATCAATTCGTTCTTTAGAAGGAAGTACAAAGCTTCCTCCAGCAGTTAATTTAATACGATCAGGTTCCTTAACTGTAGTTTTACCTTCTTGTTCTGCTCTAGCTTTTTTATTATCGTCTTTAGATCGTTTTATAAGTCTTCTTCTTTCTGCTTTTTGTGCTTTACTTAAACCTGTTGTATCACCTTCTTCAAGATTTTTCCTATGTACTGAAGCATCTCCTTTTTGTTTTTTAGGTTTATCAGGAGTTTTAATTTCTTTCTTAACTGCTGCTTTAAATTCTGGTACAGACATATTAGCTTTATTAGCTTGCCTAGTCACTAAAGCATTTTGAGCTTTACTTAATCTTCCCTTTTTACTAAAAGCATCTGTAATACCTTTAGTTATATATTTAGCTAATGGATTTGCCATAATTAATCCTCCACTTTAAAAGACTTACCTTGCTGATAATCTTCATCAACTACGACATCTTGAGGTTTACCTACAACGGATGGTCCTTTACGTGCAGCACCAAATCCTTGTCCAGTAGGTTTACCTACTATCTCATCCAATTTAGCTGGACGTTCTAACCTTGTATGTGGACCTAAACCCATTTTAACTTCTCCTCTTTCTACGTTTCTTTTTACGTTTCTTTTTGCCCGGCTTTTCAATTTGTTGCCTAGCACTACTTCTACTAATCATAACTTGAATCTACAACTTGACCACCTGTCATACGATAGGAAATTTTGCCACCATATTTTTTTCTATTACCTTTTAACATTTCAAAGTCTGAACCAGTAATTTTACCATCTTTATTTACATCTAGTTTTTTTTGTTTACCTATTAATTTTCCTTGACTACCTTTAGAAGCTTTTACAATCTTACCACCTTCTTTTTTCTCTATTCTATCTCTTTGAAATTTTCTTACTTTACTTCTTCCACCCGGTCCTCCACGACTTTTTTTATCTCTTACTTTATCTTTAGCTTGTAATAGTAAAGTTTCAATAGTTTGTATTTTTTCCATTCTCTTTTCATAAGCTTTACTGCCTTTAAATCTATCTTTTCCTGTAGGTTGTTTAAGCTCTTTTAATTGTTTTGTATATTTCTTAACTAATTCTTGAGCTTCTGCTAAATCTTTATCAAAAACATTAGCTTTTTTAGCAGCTACTTTAAAAGCTGGAAGTCCTGCATCAGCTTGCTCTGCACCTCTACCAACTGATCCTGCTGCTGGTTGTGTGAGGTCTGCTGCTTGTTTACCTTCAGCCTTACGTTTTATTTGAGCCGTTGGTGATGCTTGTTGTGTTTTACCTTTTCCTGAAGCAACTTCTTTCGTCATAGTTCCTTGTTTAATTGGAGTTTTTTTAGTTAAAGCTTTAGTTGTTTTTCTACTTGCAAGTTTTACTACCATTTTATGATGCTCCTTGTGCTATGGTATCAGGACCACCAGCAGGTGAAGCAGCTACAGCCATATCATCCTGTCTTGTCCTTCTAGCCTGATTATTTAATTTAGTAATTGAATTATTGTATTCAGTCTGCCATACAGTAAGTGTATTCCAATCTTTCATATACATAGTAGCTTCTACCATGCATCCTGCAAAGAGAGCTTCATAACAGTAGTCACTGAAATAGTTTTGAGTAGTAACACTTGTACCTGTAGCAGAAGCTAGAGGTAATGGCTGAGATTGAGATTGTATCTCTACAGTTAGTGCCGATACTGGTGTAGGCACGATCTTAATACTTGAATTGTTTTTTCTTGCATAATATCTTGGTGTATCTGTTGATGCACTAACAGGCCAATAGTCATTTGCATATTCCATTGTTCTGGGAAGTAAATTAGTTATAGTTGTTCCTGTACTTACTTTATAGTTTACATTACGAACAATACGAACTCTATCATTTAAAGATACAGTTCCAGCATTGCCAGATGATACAGATATATTTGTATATTCATCTAAACCAAAGTCATCCAGATCTTTAATCATACGAAATTCAGTTTTCTTTACAAAAGAAGAAACTTGAGTTGCAAATTCTGTAGAGTCGTTTTCAGTCGTATTAATTAAGTCTGTCTTTAAGTAAGAAAAATTAGGCATACTAACCTACAAAAGCTGTAAGAACACAACCATCTGTAGGACCAGATACACT